TTCGGTCGTGTCGGGTGCGACAACTTCGTTTTCCATCATTTCATCCTTTTCATTTGGTCGAGGGTCATTTTGATCATTTCCTTACGCTCGGGCGGCGGTCGGTTGTGCAGCCGATTTGCCATCTCCACGTTCAAGTTGCTGCGCTGAGTCGGCGCAATGGGTGCGCCTGGGCGGTCAAACTCTTGCACCCGCGCCACTTGTCCACGCAAACGGGCGGTGTGGGCTTCTTTTTTCTTTGCCCACTGCGCTTGGGCGTATTTGACATCCGAATGGCCCATCTCGATGGAATCGGTGGCCTTCAAATGTTCGCGCCATTGTGCGCGGCCCATGATCATCTGTCCATCCGGCGACCGAAAAGGCTCAATGTCGCCAAAAATCATCATGCGGTCGGCGGTCGGCCCTTTGTTTCGCTCATAAGGCTCGGAGCCGTCAGACGGGAAAACCCATGTTTCTTTCATAGCATTTCCAGTAGTTGTGCGATTTCTTCGTCATCACGCCGCAATCTTATCCGAAATTCAAGCTGCCTTACTTTTTCCATCATAGCAGCGTAGTCAATCGGGTCATGGGCGGCAATCTCAATGGCTTGGATTGGTGCGCTGGTTATTTCTTCGCGCTCTGCTGGCGGTAGGCCAAACAGGGCTTCGCGCAGTTTTAGCTTGCGCTGTCCTTCAGTCTTCCGGTCAGCGTCCCATTGTTCGCCGCGCTTTTTCTCATCAAACCCAAAGTGCCCACCTAATGGGATTTCTGCCGGTGGCGGCGGCGCAATTTCGTAAACGGCGCTAAATGGAAGTGCGGCAAAGGCTGAAAAGCCAAACATTTATGCGCCCCATACAGCGGCAAGCCCATCGGCATAGGTCTTGTTCACAATGTCTGTACCGGCTGACGGTGCTGTGGAAACTGTGCCGGTTGTGGCGGCAATGTTTAAAAACGTGCCATTTCGGGCTGTGGTTGCGCCAATGGTCATGTTGTCCATTGTTCCCACATTGGTCGGGGCAACTTCAATTGACCCCATGCCGCTAGGCTTCATGTGAACATGGCCTGTACCAATCGGGCTGATGTCAATCTGCGCGTTTGACCCGTTCATGTTGGTCGAAACATTGACCGATATGTTGTCGCCGCCGCCAGCGCCCATGCTGATCTGAGTTGTGCCAGCAGAGTTTTTCAGCGACAAACCGCCCGAATTGGTGGCTTGCACCGTTGGCGTTGTTAGCTTGGTCAGTGTTGCATCAGTACCGACAGTGACCGCCTTTTGGGACGGCAAAGTCACAAACACATCTTTTGTGCCTGCCGCAAATGCAATTTTGCTGCCGGTGCTAGACGAAATCACCGTGTCGCGGGTCAATGTGCCTGCTGAATACGTCCCAATGCCAACTTCCCATTGGGCATCCAGCGTGATTGTGTAATAGGTCGTGTTCCCATCGCCTACTGCGGTGAATGACTGAAAGCCGGTGACCGACCCGTCTAGCGTAAATGTGCCCGATCCCGTTGTCGTGGATGTCTGTCTGACCCGATCCGCGAGAACAAGACTCATTGGACGGCCTCCACGCCGACCACCATTCCATCAGGGCCGCGAATGACCCGCTTGGGCGCGTTCAATTTTTGCATGGCAGCGCCAATGTTCTGCATGGTTTCGCCGTGCATATTTGCCATTTGGTCATGCATCAAGGCCATTTTGTCCATGACTTGCATGATTGGTGCGCCCAGTTCGTTGGTTATTTGTGCAGCCGCTGCTTCAACGACCGGTAGGTCGACGCCAGGGTTGCTACCAATGCGAGCCACCATGATTTTGGTCGCTGCATCCAATTCGGCTTTCCATCGTTCATATTCTTCCTTACCAGCCATTTCACGGGCTTTTATCTGCAATTCGTTGTTTTGCTTGACGGTTTCAAAATCAGCTTTCATCTGCGCCAATTGCATTTCGGCTTGCATCTTCGCCTGGTGCATCTGCATTTCAAGCTGTGCCTTGCCTTGTTCAATTTGGGCCTGCGCCTGCATTTTCATTTGCTCGGTTTGCGCTTGCGCTTGCATCTTCATCTGTTCTGCTTGTTGGTCAGATTGCAATTGCAGCATTTCCGGTGATGGGCCAGGCTGCTGTTGTTTAGCCATTGCCGCTTTTTCTTCCAAGGCTTTCATGGCACGTTCAACTGCGCTTTCCAGCCCGCGACCGGCGCGGAACCGGCGCACCAAGAACAGCAGCATCTCGGATGCCATCGGCAAGGTTTCGGGCGCTTGGGAAATCATGGGGATTGCCTCACGCAAAAACAGTCCAATGGCTTGGATGGCCTCTTGTGCGCCTTGTTTCTCTGCTTGTTCATCAATCTGCGCCAAGCTGTCGGCCTCAACCGCAATGTGAAAGTCGCGGATGGTGCTGTTGGACAGCATCTGCACGGCGGCTTGCAGCAATTGTGGGTTTTGCCCATCGGGTGTGTCCATCACGCCGGACATTTGCACAATCAACTCAGGCGGGTAAAACTTGCAGATTACTTGCGCTTTTAGCTTAAAGATGTCAGACGCAAATCGCGCCACATCGCCTTGGCTGCTACGCATCCGCAAGCTGCCAAAGTTTGCCTTTAGCTGTTGTGCGCCAAGGGTTTCTTGGGCTTTGGATGCACCGCGCAGGATGTCCGAAATGCCCATGATTTCGTAAATGGCCTGCTTGACTTGTTCCCGTGCGGAATACAGTTCCCGTAAGGTGACAATAATGGTTGATGTGTCCATCATGTCGATAGCGCCTTTTAAGCCGCCCTTTTCCGACATTGCCGCCCATGAGGTCACAGGGAACAGCTTGTTATCCACGCCTTCGGTGAACAACCGGCCCAATTCCTTGAATTCGGCATTGAACACGCCGACCGCTTTACAGGCTTTGGTCAGCAAGTAGATGCGTTGGGTCAGGTTGTCCAGTTCCTGCGCTTGATCTTCGTACTCAGCATAGTCCGGCACGGGGATCATTGTCCCTGTGGTTGTGGTTGCCATTAGCGGGCGCGGGCAGGGGAAGAATTCTTCCAGTTCCAGCGGGTCATCGCGCTCATCTAGCGCCTGTGGATAACCTTTGGCAACCCAGCAAACCTTACCGGTGCGCTTGTTCCAAATCTCAAACACCTTGGCTTTTTTGTCGTAGGTGTTGCGGGCGGTCATTGGATTTTTAGCATCCATGTCCGTGTTGCTGCTGTCTAGGCCCACGTTCTTAAACACATCGCCAAAACGCTCAATGCCTTCGTCTTTGGTCATGTAGACGGCGCGGGCCACCCACCAAACTTCGTCCCATGTGCGGGCTGGGCTATGCAAAAAGTCTGTCCAATAGACGTAATCAATTGGGCTGTGCGCCGCATCAATGCGCTCTGTCGGCTCTTCTTGGCTGTTGTAAATCTGAGCCTCGCCTGGCTCTTCTACATCAACAGCGGCCTCGCTTACTTCGGGCTGTTCATTGACAATTACCGGCTCATAACGAATCCATGCCGTGCCGCGCCCAGGCAGCAATCGGTCTTCCACCACGCCGCGCATGGCTTGGTCAAAGTCGCCAAATTGGAGGGTTTCGTACTCCATGACCCGTTCAAGCATCGTGGATGCCAGCCGACCTACAGGGTCTTGATCCATGTAACGGCGGGAAACTTCGGGCTTGGCCTGCCTGCCGTACAGCGCAGGAAACAGCACTTGGATGTTTGACCACAGGATGTTGTAACGCACCCTGGGCATCTCTACCGCATCGCGCTCATCACGATAGCGCTTAATGATCTTATGACCGCGCTTTTCCCACTTTTCAAAGACCTTTTGCGCGGCCTCTATTTGGTCGTGCCAGTACGGGCCAGGGTCATCGCCCTCGTATGCACCCATTTCTTGATAAGCCATTAGCTACCCGCAGCAAAGAAGAATGTTACGTCCAATGCGCTGCCACCAATCGTAGCGTAGAGGCTTACGCCCACATTGGCGGGGAATCGGTGAAACCCAATGGCGGGTGTAATTGTGCCCGACATTACTTCGCCGCCGGAGCCGCCATTGCGTAACACCAAAGTGCCGCTGGTTGTGTTGTTGACGTAAAAGCCAATCAGTTGGCACGGGCCAGGCGTTACTGCGCCGGTTGCTGTGATGTTTTTGTATCCACCGACTTCTGCTACAGGTTGGCTCATATGCGTTCTCCACGATGTTGTTGCGTGTCATATTCCCACAACTCATCCAATGTGATGGTTTGCAGGGTCTTGCCCTTGGGCGGCGTTTGATCTCTAGCCTCTTGCCTGTAGGCGACTGCAAGCATTCTAAAGGCATCCGCTGGGTGTGAACACCAGTCATGGCGGGGATTTTGTCGAAATGCCTTCTTGTCCTCGTCGTATTCCCGCTGATATTGGCGCAACGCCTCTAGCCCATCCTCACAGCTTGGGTCGAAATAGCACCGTGGCAGCACCATCCTGACCGCCTGGATGCCGTCTTGGATGCCAATCTCAGGCACGATTGCCAGCTTACTCATGCCGCCAAGGTGCGCCGCAAGCTGTTCCACGATGGATTTGCCGCCCGATGCCAGCGTCTTTGCCCGTGCGTCATGCGGTAGGTAGTGCTTTGTGTACCGGTAGCCTTTATCGGTGACCACTTGGGCTATGTCCTCAATGCCTGCGCCGCTGACGGCGTAGTAGTCCATGACCCTAATCTCGCCGCGCACCACCTGATAAAACCATATTGCCGTGTCATCGCGGTAACCTAAATCCCATGCGGTATAGACCGGCGCGTCGACATCAAATGGCAATTCCCTTATCCGGCCTTCGTCCTGCGCCAAGCGCATTTCTTGCCCATAGAAAGCGCCCATGATTGCCGCATCAAAGCTGCATTCGTATTCTTGGTCGTATTGGTCTTGGCTCAACTGTGCCCGTGCCGCTTCCAATTCGGAATCAGGCAGGATTTTGCTTAAAGTCGCTGGCAGCCGCAACAGAAACCAGTCCGGCGTGTTTTGGCTAACCTTGTAGATGTCGTGGAACTGGTTTTTACCCTTAGGTGTGCCTCCAAAGACTGCCCAACCCAACCGGTCAGACAGCGTAGGCCGGATCACATTACCCCACACGCTAGGCTTGAAATCGCCGTATTCGTCAAGGTATACGCCATTAAAACCCAGGCCACGCATAGCGTCAGCGTTGTCTGAGCCAAACAGCATGATCTTTGCGCCGTTGATCAGTTCCACCATTAAATCGGCTTCGTTTGTGTTTTTGGTGATTGGCGCAGCGTAATGCTTAAGGTAGTCCCATGCCACCCGCTTGGCCTGGCTGCGAAAAGGGGCAATGTAAGCATACTGTGCGCTGCGGTTGCCTTCTGTGATCGCCCGCTTAATCACATCGTTGATTGCCGCCACGGTCTTACCGGCCCTTCGATGTGCAACCAAACATGACCAGCGGGTCGTGCGCTCATGGAACGGCATAAATGCGACCCGCGGGCTATATGGCAGGATTATTTCCCTGCTGCCCATTTGATCACCAAATCATTACCGTCAGCGCCGGTGATTTCCTGCTTGACCGTTTCAGCCCAGCGCATTTGCGTCTTTGTCCACCATATCAGCGCCGTGGTGTCCCCGCTAGTGGCTTTGCTAAACAGCGTTTTGGCAATCTGCCCGTTGGCTTTGGCCTTGCCTAAGTCCAATTCGGCGCGGTAATACTTTCGCAGGGTCTTATCGTCTATGCCCACCAAAATGGCAATTTGTTCGTGAGGCAGGCCCAATCCGCTGGTGCTTTCGACCATCCTGCGGCTTTCATCGGTTGGCTTGTGAGCCTCTTGAGCAATGATTGGCATTTTTTAGAGGGGAACTCGGTTAAGCTGGTTGAACATTCTCGGACAATAACACAGCCGTCTTGCCTGTGAAGTCTTCCCAGCGCTTCACTATAACGTCGCAATACTTTGGGTCTAACTCCATTAAATATGAATGCCTGCCTAATTTTTCAGCAGCAATCATTGTTGTTCCCGTACCGCCAAAAGTGTCTAATACCTTTCCTTGTATTGGACAAAAATTCTGAATGATGTTCTCAGGTAAATATGATGGAAATGTGGCCTTGTGTATTTTTGAAAATTCATTGCCAGCAGCTGATGCACCTTCAATTACGTTGTAATACGAACCTTGACTAAATTGAGCATTCTGAAATTTACGCTTACCATCACCAAAACAAAGAATAAATTCCACTAAATTGTTGATTACACCGCCTTGAATGTGAGGTGCAACATTGTTTTTTTTCCAATAAATGATGTCTTTGAATTGTTCTCTGTAATGTGATAACACATCCAAAATTACTTTTTTGTTGCCTTCTACCAATCCAATGTTATACAAAACTTCATTAGATACAGCAAAAATACAATTTAAGTTTGCTATTAAAAAATCTTTGTAATCATCTTCTGATTGATTGTCATCAAACAAATTGTATTTTTTTTTGGTTCGAGCATTTCCTTTAATTTCTAATGACCCAGCGTTATATGGAGGACTTGTAAAACAAATGTCTGCTCTTTTTCCATCCATCAACCTATCCACAGCATCAATGCTAGTGCTATCCCCACACATGAGCCGGTGGTTGCCCAATTGGTAAATGTCGCCCAGCTTGGTCTTTGGCTCTTCCGGCACATCAGGCACGGCATCTTCATCGGTTAAGCCCTGCACCACTTCCGGCTCGAGCAATGCGTTTAATTCTTTTGGGTCAAACCCCAGCAGTTCCAACGCAAAGCCGTCTGCCAGCAAGTCGTTTAACTCAATGGTAAGCATCTCATTGTCCCAGCCTGCGTTCAGCGCCAGGCGGTTGTCGGCAATGATGTAAGCCCGCTTTTGCGTCTCAGTTAGGTCTGCCAGTTCAATGGTAGGCACTTCCTTGTAACCCAACTTACGCGCCGCCATGAGTCGCCCGTGGCCCGCAATGATGCCGTTGTCCCCATCCACCAAAATGGGGTTTGTCCAGCCAAATTCCTTGATGCTTGCCGCAATTTGCGCTACTTGTGCGTCCGAATGGGTGCGGCTGTTCTTTACATAGGGAATAAGGCTGTCGACCTTTTTTTGCGTAATTTTCAATTGCTTATTTCTTTCATGTTGATCAACCCGTTCAAAAGACGGCTTTTGGTATTAAGCCAAGGCTTGCTGTAATCACAATTAGCGTAATGGTCAAATTCCGGTATGCCTAGCGTGAAATGCGCTATTTTTGTCCGCAAATGGTCGTGTTCGCCTACCAGCACGTTCCATTCCCTTGGCAAGTCGCCGATCAATGAATCAGGCAGCCATTGAAATCGGTGCAGTTCTTCGCCGCTGGATTCGTCTATGAATTCGGGTGTCAACACCCTGTTGCGGTTATGTTCGCAGTTCCACAGCATCAGGCTTGACCAGTTTTTCCTTGGGTAGTCGCCGTTTCGGGCTTCCATTGGTGTGCCGATGTACTTCCTCGGGTGCTTAGTCTGATAGTCGTGCTTGACCACCTGGACGGCATAGCGCGCATCAAACAGGCTTTCTAGGTCTTCAATGTCTGCCAGCATAAGCATATCGCTGCCATCCAAAAATATGGCTTTGCCTTGGAATCCGCACAGAAATGGGACTAGAAACCGCTGGTAGGTGAATGCGTTTGTGCCGTCCCGCTGCTTGCCGGACAAGGGCGTAATGCTGACCAACCCCTTAGTGCGCTCTATGACCGATTGGCAGAATACATGGTAGCCCACAGCTTCCCGCGGGTCGTATCCTGCAAATATGCGGATCATTTGAGGGTTAGTTTGTAAATCGTAGAGTCCACCAGCGCGGCAATTTCGTCCACGATGTTTTGCAATTGGCTGTCATCCGGCAGTGCCACGCGATTCTTCTCAATAAACGCTTTCATGCTTGCCATGTACTTCTGCGGGTCTTTTGCGTTGTGAAAGTTCTCGGGGTAATCCTTAATCTTTTCATACCCGCCGTTGTATGCCTCGGCAAACTGGTCGGTCAGTTCAATAATTTCGGTGTAGTACGCGCCCAATGCCATGTGCACCGCAAAGCTGTCGGTTGACAAATGCATAAAATGGGTAACTGTGCCGCTGTGCAGCATAGTCGAAATGAAATCCGCGACATTCTTTTTCATGGTTTTCCTTTAAGTCGTTGGTGGCTGGCGCTGATGCCCAGCTTGAGTGTCCGCACTAAGTTACTTGGTAACCAGAAGGCTGCTACTTCTCTCTGTTGCCAACTTGCAGCGTATCAGCCTACGCATTCACCAACACGGCTGGGGACTGACAAGCCAGTTTTCGTTCCGGCAATCTCTCGATTTGTCTCAATCCCCATGCGTGTTGACACCTTAATTGTAAGGCAATGGTACGTCTTTAGGCCACCGCCCTGAGCCTATCAATGCGTCCACCGTCTTTTGGTGCGCCTGATTCCATAGCTGCTGGCGCTCATTTTTGTCCAAATTTGCGCCTTGGTCAATCTCAAAATGGCAGTGTAGGCACAGCGCAGCCACTAAATTATCATCGGCCTTGATGCCCCGACCCTTGCCGCCACCCCAATTTGTGTGTGCCGCCTGCACCATTTGGCCTGATCCGCAGGATTGACAATCAAGGCTTGCCACTAATTTCAGCAGTTTTTTGCTTCTGACGTACTCGTGTTTTTTCAGCAATTACAGTCTCCAAGGTTGTGAATCGGTGCATATTGGCGCACTCTATCCTGCGGCGACGGGCGTTGCCAGCTTCCAATCGCGTCTCTTTTACGATTGTCCATGTCCCGCACTCAGGGCATCTAATCATCTACAAAAGCGCGGAATTTCACGCCTTGTTGTGTGCCAAAGGCTGTTGATAACTCTATCAGTTCAGTCATTTCGGGCACAGTCATCTTGCTGGTACGCGCACCAATCACGACAAAACCGCCCTCTATGCCAGGCACAACCTTCTGTTTTTTAAGCGCGGCGGTCAAAACGTCTTTCCATTCATCTTTTGTCAGCTTAACACCGTACCAAATTACTTGCTGGGCAATGTCTTCAAGGTTTGCCCACATCATCCGGTTTTGACTAATGCTCCGCATTTAATCCCCGCAAAAGCAGGCAATTGCTTCTTCAGTAGGGTCAAACATATCGACTTGTTCCGCTGCATATTTATACATTTGAGCGTAGCTTGGACGGTCGATGGCAAAGTATTTCCCATCTCCTGTACATCTTCCCGCAGCTTCTTTTTCGTGATTCATCCACCACAATGCTCTTTCTGGTTTTTCTGCAATCAAACTCAAAATTTGGGCTTTTGGTTTCAGCATACATAAATCGCAATTGCCATGCATGGTTTTACCATTCATGTTTGGCAGTTTGAGATCAAAACTTGAACTCTTCCAAAAACTCCCAACCACTTTTGAAGTGACTCCATCAGGCACTAAAGGTAAAAATATCGTCTCATATTTACCCTTGGGGTTCGGGTTAGCTCTGAACTTGCTTACCCTTCTTTGTTCATCTGCTCTTATGCCGATAAATGACTCCCACTCCTCCCAACCCTCATCCTTTAGATGTTTATGGATTGTTCTGGTCTTCATGTAATCAGAGCAATACCTTGCTCTTCCATTTGGAAGCGTAGGACGAAAACGATTTATTAGGGCATCAAACGGCTCACCGTTACGGCTAGCGGTTGCAAAGTCCACCACCGCATATCCGTCTACCCTGTACTCCAGCCAGGTAATTGGCACATTCCAATTTTCTGAGCAGTCCTGCACAAATTGCAATGTGGCCTCTTCCTCTTTTCCTGTGTTTGCAAAACAAACAATGGCCTCCGCTGGCAGACCGTCATTGCTTTGCAAGACTCGCCAAAGCATATAGGCGCTAGTACGCCCACCGGAAAAGCTAATGCACGTTGGCTCAGTAATCTTAAATGGATTCATTCCACGCCCCTAATCATGTCTAAAGCCGCCTGTGGGCTGTCAACCCTGCATAACGTACCACCGGCCCAATTTTGGAAAAAGTCGGCTTGTAACCCCGTTAATCGCTTTTTAGAAGTGGTCTTGATCTCCATCAAGAAAGAATGCCCTTTGTATCCAACCAAAAGGTCAACCGGCAAGCCAATGATCCACACATAACAGCCAGCCGCCCGTAGCGCAGCAACTATGGCTTGTTGGTTTGCGTCAACCCTGGCTGCGTGTCGCATTCATTTCTCCAAGCACATGGGCCTTGATGCCAGCAAACAAGTCATCTTCATCCATGCGTTGCACTTCGCGCCAAGCCCAATCTTTCCAAGCTGGCAGGCGGCATAGGCGCACCATGTCAGCAAAAACACGGGCGCGGATAGCTTCGGGGTCATACATTCAATTTCACTTTCGCAATCAGTTCAGCAATCCTGGCCTTGTTCTTTGCCCGCTGTTCGGCGGTCAATTCATTTCCCAACTGCAAAAAAGGCGGCTCAACATAGCTGCGGCGCAGCAAATTGATCCATTGTGGCAACGTAGGCGGATCTTCCGGCAAGTTCTCCAGCGCCCGCTTAATCGTTGCCGCGCTGAAACCCGCCATCTTTTCACTCCAATGATTCATGGCGTTGACCACACCAGCATCAGACCCATCCGGCAACGTCTGTCCGGTCTTCCATTGATTCATAAACCGAGTGCCATAGTTGCCCTGCAAAGCCGCAAACAGACGCTGAATCCAGCCATCAGGTAATTTTGAGGACATTGAAATTCCTTTCGTCACCAAAAATGGCCCTGGCTGCGCCCATGTTCTTGTCTTGATGGGCATAAGACTGCATCCATTCGGCCTTAAAGCCCGTCCAGCCTCGTTCACAGCACGTTTCAAGGACTGTCTGTAGGCTGACCCCTGCTTTGTCTGCTTCGCGCTGTATGCCGTCTAAGGCGGTTTGCGTAACCGCAGCCTTTTTTGATTTTCTCAATTTCAACCAATCCTGCCAAACACCAACCGTCACGCCGTAAGGCGGGGCGACTGTATTTGTATTCTTTGGTTTATGGTTATTGGTTATTGGTTCTTGGTTATTGGTTGGTTGAACGTCCGTTGAACGGGCGTTGATCCGGCGTTCAGCGGATGCTTTACCAGCCTTTGATGCTTGCTCAATTTTTCCCTTGAAATGAGCAATTTCCTTGTCTGCCCGCACGTTAATCCAACCATCTTCAGTTAGCTTAAAAAACTCATCAAGGACAATTTTGACTTCTTGTTCAAAATCCCGTAAACCTATCTGCCGTGCAACAACCGTTAAACCGCTGTTCAACGGGCGTTCACTCAAATAGTAGGCATCCAGCAAGCGCCGATATGCTATGTCTTCAATCGGGGAAAGATGCCTTGTGTGGCTGACGTAGTCACCAATGTTGAATTGGTAGTAGTGCATTTTTAACCTTTATCACGGTCGTTATCACTGAAAGAACATCGGCAGAACGGTGATAAGTCGTCTTTTCGCCCGCTAAGGCTAGCCGTGCCCAAATCTTAAATCAAAACCACTCAGGCCGCAAGTCTTTTGCTTGCCACAGCCGCGCTTTGGGCACAACCTTCCATTGACTGATTGCTGCCAGGCTGATGCCCAGCAGTTCAGCCAACGCCTTGCGTGAGCCTGCTTTGTTAATAAGTTCCTGTTTGGTCATCCTGCGATTGTAAGCTAACTTACGAACACCAAACATAGGGTTTGCCCTAACGCATTTCGCAATGTAAGTTGGCTTAATGTGTGTAAGCTGGCTTATAATTGCCTCAGCCGCAACATTCCGGAGCGGACTATTTAGGAAAATCAAATGACACACGAAACCTGGGACAGCATCATCACAGCGGCAGCTATTGCCATCATCAGCTACACCATTGGCTACTTTGTTGGAGGTGGCGTATGACCTTGACCAATTACACATATGAGGGCGCAGAGTTTGAAATCGCTTATGACGTTATCAAGTGTGATGACCCTAGAAAAGAATGGATCAGCATTTGGTCAATCACGCACAACGGCGTTGAATTCTTTGACATTTTGAGCAAAGACTTGATCAGGCATTTTGAAGAGCAACTTGACAAAACACTGGAGAACTAAATGGCAATCGTTAACAGTACACATGAAGTTGAATGGGACAGGATGGGCAACGGCGAATTTGCCAAGCTGCTTGTGGAATACGAATGGAACACCGAAACCGATTCACTAGTGATCTGTTCTGTGGTCTATGAGGGCTTGGAATGGATTGATTACCTTAATGCAGCAACCCGCAACTACTTACGCCAATACATCAACGAAAGGCTTGAAAAATGAACTCCGCTGAAATTATCAAAGATTGTGAAGACCGCGCCAATGCATACAGCACCGACCGCTGCGACCGGCTGGCCTACGAAGTTGGATGTTTGCGGGCGCAAGTGCGGCATCTGTGCAAAGAAATTGAATTTGCTGTGGAAGAGATTGGCAACATTGAAAAGATGCTGATGGGAGAACGCGCATGAAATACCTACTATGCCTTGCGCTGGTAGGTTGCGCTAGCGAACCGCCCATGACCGAACAGCAATTGGTGATGGACAAGAAAATCCAATCAATGGGTCGGTCTGAGGTCATTGATGCTGTCAAACAATGTGAAACATCCGGCTTGCGGGCAATCACGGTGTTTGGCAAGCGCAAGATCAATGGCTACACCGCCGAAACCATTGTTGATGTCACTTGTGGCCCACGATATTACTGATGCAAAAAATTAGGAGCATAAAAATGGACGACCATGTAAAACCTGATTGTGAATTGGAAGAATACGAATGCCCCGAATGCGGGCGAGATTGTGGGCAGAAAGTCAAAGGCGAAGTTGGCACTTGCTGGCACTTTTATTGTGAACATTGTGGAATTGATTTTGGAGGTGACCTATGAAAGTTTACAAAGCAATCAACAACGTCCAGGCTGACTTGTCTGTGCTTGGCATTACGAAAGACCGCCGCAATATGCAAGGCAGCGGCTACAACTTTCGGGGCATTGATGATGTCTACAACACCATTGCGCCGTTGTTAGCCAAACACGGGTTATGCATTCTTCCACGGGTCTTGTCGCGGGAGTGTGTGGAGCGCGTGTCGCAAAAAGGCGGGGCATTGTTTTATGTCATTGTGGATGCTGAATTTGATTTTGTATCTGCTGAAGATGGCACAAAACACACCGTCAAAACTTTTGGCGAGGCAATGGATAGCGGCGACAAGGCCACAAATAAAGCCATGTCTGCTGCCTACAAATACGCTTGTTTTCAAGCATTCAGCATCCCAACCGAATCGGACAATGATGCGGATGCACACACGCACACGCCAGCGCCAAAGGTATCAGCGACCAAGACTGACCTTGTGCCGCCTAATCGCATGGCAGTCGTTGCAGACGTTGCAGCAGCCATTGATGAGCGCATAAGCGCCAATGACCTAATCGGTGCGTTTGAAGAATATTTAGGCGTGACCGATGTGGAAGAAAAGACCGCTTTGTGGGGAATGCTTGACAGCAAAACCCGCAGCAGCATTAAGAAACACGCCGAATCACTAAAAGGGTAATCATGTCAAAAACCAAAATGGAAGTCACTTGTATCGTTGGCAGCTACACCAATGCCGATGGTCAACAAAAGAACAGATACCAGCGCATTGGGTCAATCATCCAAACGCACAAAGGCGAAATGCTCAAACTGGATGTGATCCCGTTGAAAGATGGCGGTTGGGACGGTTGGGCGTTTTTAAATGAGCCACGCCCACGCGAGGACAAATATCAAGGTTTGCCAAAGGAGAATGATGATGACATTCCTTTCTAGAAACACCGATCCGGTGACAAGCCACATGGCGGCAGCGCAAGCCTATGACCTTGCTAAAGATCACGCCATCATCATTGTTGATTGCCTACAGCGCAATGGGGCGCTAGGCAAAGACGGCATCATGCTGCTAACCAAACTGGATAAAAATCAAATCAGCCGCCGATTGCCCGAACTGGAGCGCCAGGGGCTGATTAAACAAACGGGCCAGTTGGTCAAATCATTGTCAAACCGGCTTGAACGTGAATGGGCTTTTCAACCACAACAGAGGTCACTGATATGAGATTGATCGAAACCATTTTTGCTTTAATTGGCGTTTGGTCTGTAATGATGGCGGGATTTTTTTGGGTTGGTTACGCCACTTATTGCCCACCGTGCGGAAGTGTGTTGGCAATTTTTACGGAGCATTGCAAATGAACGATGAAGAATCAGATGGCGGCAGTCTTTTTATTGCTTTAGCAAAAGTAGTGATTGCCGTGTTTTTCTTTTGTTTGTTTATGGCGGTAGTGGCAGGTATTGTGTGGGGATTGATAGCATGATCCAAGTTATTTTTGTTCCCATCTTGTTTGTCTGCATGAATGGCAATTGCGAATTTATGCAAGCGCAAAACTGGTACAAGTCCGAACAGCAATGCCGCGCTGCGGTAGACGCACAAAAGGAAAATTTGCAAAAGATGGCGCTTAAAGGCGGCGGTATGGTTACGTTAATCGAAGGCACTTGCATTACTTTGAAAGGTGGAATGTTATGACCGGATTTGATTCAAAGCAGCGCATGGCTGCGGACAAGTTTATTGCCGCTGAAGAGCGCAAGGTAGGTGAGCGATATGGCTATGTACCAAAACTGCACCCTAGTGAATGGATGAATGCACAGCCAGCGCAGGATCCTGTAAAGCATTGGTCTGACTGCGCGGTGCATAACGGGCCAGCGTACCCTGCGGGGAAGTGTGATTGCGGTGTAGCACAGGAGCCGGTAACTCACTTGTGGGAATGCCTCGGCAGATGGTCTGCGTACCTTGTTGAAAATGGAAAGCAAGCAGACTGTTCGCCTCCATCATGGCTCGTTGACGCAATAAATAAGGCCACCACCCCACCCCTGCCAGTGCAGGAGCCTCAATACGAATATCTGATAAACGACTTAGCTGAGTGGAAACAATACGTTGAAGTTGATAACGCACCATATGGATTGCGTGAACACGTTACCAAAGTGCTGCTGGCCCACGGCATTAAGGAGAAGAACACATGAAGGCTTATTGCGAAAACTGCACATCGTTGCAGCCATCTAGTTTCAGACCCGGTAACGACGCGGCAACAGGCGAGCCTTACGAAGATTTGTGCTGCGACACATGCCATTTTATTGTGGCTACTGTTCAAGAACGAGAAGCCTTGGCACAGCCAGCGCAGGAGCCTGTGGCGTTTGATGCGTTTTTAGAGTCGGAAAATTTTTACAATCTGATGCAAACATATCGGCACTTTCAAACTGACGCAATTAAGCCGTTTGAGGCCGTAAAAAACGCTTTACGCGCCGCCCACAACATTAAGAAGAAAAACACATGAGTTACATTGTTGCGGCGTTGCCGCCATTGAAATGCTTTGTGCGGCGTGAGTTTTTGCACAATTTCACCAAAGGCCACGGCGAACTGGAGCCAGCCATTTGGGTCAGCATCAAAGCCTTGCGCGGGCAAGTTTTTAGGATTGAATCCTTGTTGCCAGCTTACGGTGCGCTGTATGACAAGCTGCCAATCCATGCCTATGTGTGGAAAGCCGACCACGGCAATTTGCCCATTGATTTCTTGCAGTTGTGGGATTGCATGGGTTATCGTTTCACGGTTGTGGAAAAGATTGCCTTGCGTAACTTAGGCGTGAAATTCTTGGGCAAAGACAAGCAATGGCATCACGGCACATATCTTTTCACAGTGGATTTTTGCGCCGATGGGCAAGACTTAGACACAGGCTTTACAGAACAAGCTGAAGAACACAAATCGTTTAATTTTATGCGCCTAGAAAACGGGCAGTTTGCTTGCCAGCCAAACAACCGCTGTCTTTGGTATGACCAAAGCCTTGTGCCCGCTGAAACAAAATTTCCTGATTTTCAAGCCGCGCAGACTTTTTGGACGGTGGACGGCACACGCAAATGGAGTGCTGGCGACAATTGGTTTTACGACATCAAGGAGACCAACAATGAATAAACAAGAATCTTACGCAAATAATTATTTAGGTGATGGTGTGTACGTTAGTTTTGATGGTTATCAGATTTGGCTTGCTGTCAATCACCATGAAAACAAAGTGGTTGCATTGGAACCGTCAGTGTTTAGACGTTTATGTGAATACGTTGTATTTTTGGAGGAAAAAAACGGTGATTGACTACGCAAGACCCTGCATGAACGCAGAAAAGGCGCTTAAAGACGCGCATTGGGCCGTGTTGGACAACAAGTATGACTTGGCTGTCGAATTGACGTTGCAGGCGCTTGTAGAGGTTTCTAAGATGCATTCCGCATTGGTGCATCAAGTTGAAACACAAGCTAAGTGATCTTTGCGCCTTGCTGAAGTTGGGCAAGAGTCATTCCACCCGTATATTGAAAGTGCGGGTATTCTTTAAACGTCTTCCAATCACCAGCCCATTCTAGGCCGCAAGATTTGCCAATCTCGCCCACTTGTTTCCACATGGCCTGATCGTCCCATATTGCTTTTCCATTGACTAACGGCACAACATCTAGGGCGCAACGGTGGTTGTGCCAAGATTGCCCTGCTTTAGCTTTTGTCACTATGTTGCCAGGCGTTGTGCGGCCTTGGGCATATAGAGCGTTTTGGCTTTCGTTGTCACGGTAGGTAGAGGTCACCAGCAAGTCAATGCCCTTGGCTTTGGCAGCGTCTACAAACGCTTGTGCCCGATGTTTAACGGGTGGGGCTAAGTCATCCAAACTGCGGGAGTTGATCATTTTGCAACTTCTTCATTTGTTTCGCCGTGAGATAGCTTTACACCAGCCAAAAGGCCAATAAAACCACCGACAATGGTTTGAAACGCTGGGCTAATAAGTTTGAAAATTTCACCGTTGTCAACAAGTGGGTTAAACAGGCCAGCCATCAACACGCCAACCATGCCAACGACAACAATGCATAGGGTAAAGCTAACCATTAAGGTTACAAGAAACGTCAGCTTGGCTTTCATTTGGCTGCAACCCCGTTGATTTTTTCAGCAGTTCTCAAACCGCCAAGGCCAAGCATTCCAAGCAAAAGCGGCATGATTGTGCCGGTATCCATAGCGGGAAATTTGACAGGATGACCGTAAAGCATTGATCCCCATTCAGCTAATGGGCCAATCACAAACTGCACGGCAAAGCCTGCACCGCACACCCAACCAATGCCTGGTCGCCAGCCGCTGACAAACACCGATGGATTTGCAGCCTCGGCTTTGTTGATGTCAAGTTGGCCCGCAATCATTGCCAATTCGCCGCTTTGCTGTAGCTTGAACAATTCCAGTTTTGCGGCAGCAGCTTGCGCGGGATCAGGCCACAGCCGATCCATCACCTTGCCGCCAATGTCTAAAAGCGCGGAAACAGGATCAAGTGCCATTTGATGTTCCTTTGTTGGTGCGGATGTCTACAATTTTTTCAGCCGTTTTGCCAGCAAAAATGGCAGTAATCACAATGATCATGGCCTGGCCTAGCAAATCTACATAAGCGCCGCGCGTTTCCAATTCAAAAATGGAAAGCATGGCAAACAAAAAATAGGAAAAAAGCAGGAACACCACGGTCACCGGTTGGATGTTCCGCGCTAACCATGATTCATTCATTTTGATGCCCTTTCATGCAGTTGCTCAATTCTTGCCCGAATTTTCATGCTGTCCGATGACCCCATGAGGGTCGGCAAATTTGCGTAGATCAAGGTCAGTTGCTGTTTATTGCAAGCTGGCCCTGATGCATCCAACCAATCCCACGCCTTGTCTGCGCGTTCTTTTGGGTTGTTGGTTGAATACATAAGGTTTACAAAATCAGAAACGCTGCATTCATGTTTGACCGTTGCACCGTATACAAAAGCGGCAATCAGAAAAATAACAAGGCCGCGCATTCATTTGTCGGCTTTTGCTTCTAGCTTGTCAAAGATGCGCTCTAAGGTTGCGTCGATCTTGTCAAACCGGCTTTCGATGTCGTTTTTGCTAACGTAGTTTTTGGGCAAGTCAATCTCAATGGCCTTGATGTCAGATTTAAGGGCTTTCACCGAGTCCCATATTTCTTTGCACCACCAGCCGATGGCAACAAGCAATATGCCTGCAACAAAGTTGAACATTGCTTGGTATTCCATGATTAGTCTGCTGCCTGTGGTGTGTTGCCTTCAGTAAGCCATGCTAAGTATTGCTGATAGTCGCTGTTGGCTGGGTCTGTTGGTATGCAAGCATTGTCAGACAATCGTCTAATCATTGGTACATATTCACCAGCTTGGTATGGGTTTGCAATTAATTTATACATTTACAACTCCGCAGAAATTGTGATTGGGGCAGATGATGAAACTCCTACTGTACAAGCTTGACCAGCGACTACTGCTGAAACTGTAAAATTTATACTAGCGCCTTCTAAAGATGAAAAACTTGATCCACCAGCACTAGGAGAAGTATTTCCTACTGTTGAGTTGATAGTTGTGTATGTTGTTGGAACAGTTACAGTTGGGCTTGTTCTTTTTGTTACCTTAAATGGAACAAATCCTCTACATATTCCCGTTGTGGGAAAAGCCGCAGTTAGACCTTCAGAAATAGCGCCAGTACCCGTACCGTTTGAATAAGTTTCATAGTACCGCTGACACAAAGCCAACTCAGTCCCATACGAACGGTAATCAAACGATGTGGCTGTGCTGCCTTTTTCTAGTTGAACATTTCCAATTGTCCATGTTAAGCCTGCCGTTAATGCTCCTACAGTAAATAAAATTTGTATGCCAGTAGTAGCCGCAGCGGGGATGCTAATATTTGTTGAAAAATTGGTAACTGTTGAACTGACTGTAAATGTTCCTGTGGCAATTTGAGTAACAGTTGGGCTTGCTAATGAACCAAACGTATCCGCAGTTGTTGTGGCGTAATAAGCAGTCCATGTTACTGTGGTCAATGTTGCAGATATAGCTAAATCTGCTGACAGCGTACAAGTAGAACCAGCCAAATCATAAGAATTTTTTTGCTCAATGCGTTGACCAAAACCTACCGCCGTAACAGATGCAGCACCTGTAAATCTGTATCGATTTTGCGTAACTGTTGGCGTTGTACCTCCGGCAATTTGTTGGCCTGTTACATTTGCACCTGTGCAATATCCATACCATCTGTCTACAGCATATGCCAATGCGGCAGCAGCTGTAAATGTTTGAGAAGCTCCAACATTGCGCTGGTCAATCACCATCGCGCCGTTGATGATGCGGTTCTTGAAGCCATCGTAATTGATGCCCGTCACATTAGTCATAACGCCGCTTGCTGGCGTTCCTAGTGCTGGCGTTACCAATGTCGGGCTGGTTGCAAGAACATTGTTGCCTGTGCCGGTGTTTGTGACGCTGACCAAGTTTTTGGACGCATCGGTTGCCACTGCACTTGATGCTGTCAGCGCAGAAAAGACCGGTGTGGCGCTGAATGTTGCCGTGCCGCCGACAAACAGACCCTTGGTGATACCTATGCCGCCAGCGGTAAAAATTGAGCCCGTAGAGCCGCTGCTGGTGTCTGTGGTAAGGCTTGAATTGATGCCTTGTGCAAACGGGATTCGCACGGTGGTTGCCGTCTGCCCGTCCTTTGTGATTGCTGTGGACAGGCCGGTTGCTAGGTCTGCGGTAAGCGCATTGAATGCGGAACTGCTGATAACCGTGCCGGTCACCACGGGTTGCCCCGAGGTGTTGATTTGGAATGTGCCGGAGCCGTTGTAACTCATGGTTTCACCTTTGTTGCATCATAAGTGATGGATTGTTCAACTTGTTTTCTAATCTTTTGATTCTCAATCATTTGGCTTATGTCTTTTGCCAATGGCAATTTTTTCACAATATCATTCAATTTGCGAGTAATCACGTTGCCGGTGTTGGAATAGTTGACCGTGCCAGGAATCTCAACAAGCGCATCTTTCAACGTGCCTTGCAATTCTGTAAGAGTTTCACGGCCTTTTTTACCAAACAGATAGTCTAATTTGCCTTCCCGATCTAGGCTTGCAAGTGTTTTAGCAAATGCGTCATAAGACAGCTTGCCGCTTGTGTTTTTATTTAGTTGATCTTTGAGGTACTGGATGGTCTGACCTTGCAGCGCAGCATAGGCTTTTTGACCTTCAGGCCCGCCTTTTTGTAACAAGTTTGTTACTGTTTGCATTTCTTCCAAACTGCCATCAAGAACAACATGAGAGAACACATCATCCAATCTTACGGCGCGGTCAGCGTAGCTACCTTTTGTGCTCAATAGCGCATCAACCCTTTTGGCGTTCTCAAATTGCTTTCCTAAATCGGTACGTTCTGCACGGGCGGCGCGATAAAAATCACCACCAGTTCCTTCAGTAACTTCATTTATTACTTTTTTGATGTCATTCATAAAAACACCGGACGGGTCACCTTTTTTACCTAGTTGCCCGGCAACTTTGTATAAATTTTCAAGATCATCAATAGTGACTTGCCCATTTTTAGCGGCTTTTAATGCTTCTAATTTTGCCTTAATAGAGTTAATTTGTGGAACTGCAATTGCTTCCGGTTGAACAAATGTCAAATATTGGTCTAACTTTGTAGTGTCCACCACGGCTTTGGTTTCGCCAGCATCTCTTGCTTTTTGGTAAGCATCATCCACCGATTTTTTCTTTGCTTCAAATTGCTTGACCAATGCGGCATCCACAGTTGTGCCAACTTTGCGAAAATCCGATACATCAACATCAGCGTCAGTTTGTGCAATCAATTGCTCAAAACGTCCTTGAATGTCTTTTCTTTGTTGTTCTTTGAATTCCACTAAACCTTTGGCAAGTTTGGTGTTTTCTTTAACCACATCCGATTCAAATTGCTGCTGTGCAAAATCTTGCAATTGCTGGCCTTTGGTCAGCGGAATGCCTTGGCTCAAAGCCCGCTGTTGGCGCAACAAGGCTTCATCTGTAGATGCTGCACCGCCACCCATCATTGTGGATTGCGGCGTTAAAACTTTTGCCATGCGTTGCTGAGTAGCCGCCACAGTAGGAGCCACCGCCGTCCGCATTTGACCGACCGCCGCCGGTGCAAGAGCCGTCAATGCGCTGCCCGTTGCGCCAAGAGTTGGCGGCAATACGCTGAGAGCCTTTGCCATGCCGCCTAGAACGTCCTGTGCCGTCTCGGTGCGCGGTTGGTAGGTGTTGCGCTCTTGAAATGCTTTGGCCTCGCGTTGCGCTATTTGCTCAACTTCGGGCGTTCCAAACTTGCCGCCGGTCAGACCTTTGTAAAGGCCATAAGGCAAGCTGGCTGCGCTTGAAACAGCACCCGTTGCCATTGTTGCAGGCACTTCCAAAACAGCGCCAAGCCTGTCCATGATGCTTGTTTGGGCTTTTGGCAAGCTAATGGTTTTTTCGCTACCAGGCAATTGTGCCCCAACAATGTCAAGCTGCTGAAAAAACTGCGGCCTTGGAATGTCGGAATAGAATTTTTGATGCAGCGAATCAGCCAGTTCAACGTCCGGCATATCGTTGTATTGGGGATATTTCGTGCGAAATTCAGCAAGTGTTGCCATTACCGTCTCCGCAGCATAAGTGGGTCACCGCCTAACGCTGGCGCAGCGGGTTGTGCGCCTTGCCCCGCAACGGCCTGTGGAGCCATTTTTCGACCGTAGGAAGTTTCAAGATTGGTTTTTGCTCTACTCAACAAACCTTCTAAAACTTTCACTTGTTCGTTAAATGCATCTTTGCTGTACAACATTCCCGACATTGATGCAGGGTTTGTAATCTGCGCCTCAACAATGCTCATGTCCGGCCCTGTCAATGCGCCCAATTGATACGCATCTTTCACGCCCATCAACAGCGAGTTGTACTTAGCTTGCATACGGGCCGTATCAGGGCCAACCGGCAATGGAATTTCAATTCCTTGGGATGGAATCAAAGGTATTTTGGTAGGGAAAACAGTAAGGTTTTTTGCCAGTTCGTCTTTGTAATCGGTCAAATATCCTTCAAAGTCTTTCAGCTTTTGCTCTTTGGCTGAAAACGCAGAAAGGTCGCCTACCTTTGGCGCTGCCGCTTCTCGCGCTGTTTTTTCCGCTTCTTTTACAGCATCCATTTTCATCTGATCAACACGCTGATAGTGTTCAGATAACCGGCGTTTGTAATTTACTGGCGCTTCACCAGGTTGGATTTTTGGAGGTGGAGGCAAAGCAGGCATTGCAGGCGCAGCAGCAACGGGCGCGGCAGCAGCAGGCGCTGCGCCACTTCGCATTGTTTGCATGGCGGCAACCAATGGATCAGGCGCAACCGCAGCGGCAGGCGGCGACATCACAACCGGCTGAACGGGGCGCGGTTTAGGCGCTGGCGTTGCTTCTGTTTGGTAATTTTCTTCCCAAGGTAAAGCCATTATTTCACCTCCACCCAATTAGATTGTTGATTGGGATCACCACCTTTAAATTTGAATTTTTTATCGCCATTGACTACAACATCGTTAATTTTTGGTGGGGCTTTTGCAATTGCTGGCGCGGCGCTTGCCGGTTGTGAACCGCCAAGTACGCCTGGCGTTACCGATAGGCTCAATCCTTTTATGTTGGCGGGAATAGCTATACCAAGTTCACCCAACCTTGCAACCACTTCAGCTTTTCTTAACTCAGAACCAAACACATTTTCGGGAGACACGCCGCCAGCCGCATTGACAAAATAGCGGTCAACCAAATCTCTAATTTTGGGATCACTTCTTATCTTATCCATCGGCACACCAGCAGCTTGCAATTGACCCAAAAAGCCTTCCAATGGTTTAACATATCCTGTTGTAAGAATTGGGTCGCCTTTTTTGACATATCGCACCGTTGTTTGACCTTTGTCATTCACATCTGTAATCATTACAGTGTCAGCGCCTTTTGTCGCAATTCCTGTTGCCAATCGTGGATCATCTTTCTTAACCAAAATTGTTTTCTTTGCGCCCGTTTCGTCTTCTACTTCCAACTGAATTTGGTCAACTTTTGCGGCTTCTTTTTCAATTGCACCAGCTTGACGTTGAGTAGCATCAGCAATGTTAAAATCTTCGTAATAAATTTTGCCGCCGCGCACAACTTCTTTCCAATTGGATTTTTCGCCCGCCGGTGGATTGGCTCCGGCTTTAAACGATGCATCTTTATCCGCAGCATTCAAGTCGTACCAACCAAATTGCGTTGTTCCATTTACGTCTTTTTGGCCTACAACCCAATGCGGCGTAGCTGCTTTTGCTTCGGTTGGTTTTGCACCAGCAACAAAAGAGGCTGCTTTGTCTGTGGCGTTTAAGTTAATCCAACCAGCCACAGGTTTTCCACCAATTTCTTGAGTTGTTGCTTCCCAATGTGGTGCAAGTTTGTCCGCTTTTGTCGTTCCAGTAACCAATGGCGTAAGCGGGCCACCTTTGCCGGTTTGCGTATACAAACTTTCTCCAGGGCCAAGTTTGACTTGATTTGGCTCAAACTGTGCCAAGTATTTAGCCATTAGCAATTGCTTGACTTCGGGAATGTCAATTTTTTCCAAGTCTGCTGCGCTGATGTAACCAGCTGGTTGGCCTTGAACTGGCGCAACAGCCGCTTGATATGGCACTTCGGGTTTAATAACTTTTTCGCCAATGACTTGATCAGGCATAAGCATTCCGCTTCCATAACCACTACCCATAACAGGGGCGGGTTTTGTGCCATAAATTTTTTCTGTTTGTGCTGGTTCATATGGAATTTCGTTTGTTCCTGCTACGCCTTTTACTTCGGGCGCAGAAATCAAACGTGCCATTTCGCCAAGTTGGGTGTTGTAATTTGTGCGGTATTTGTCTTGCAGCGCAGTGTAGTCGTCCCGCGCTTGTTTTTCTTTGTATGCGCCAATGCCAGCTTGCAAAAGTTTTCCCAAACCAGCGTAAGGACTAATCAATACGCCTGGCGTTGTTGGCATTTCAAGAACTTGCGACCCTTGTTCTTGCAAGGCTCGGGCCATGCGTTGCCGTTTGGCAATTTCTTCCGCTTGCTGCGAATAGGGATCAATTAGGCTGACTGTTGCCATTTAGAGTCTCCCGTAATCAACCATTAAATAGCCGCTTGGATGTTGATGCACCGCATCAGGCATCACTTGTAAAAGTTCTTGAGCCATCACGCCGCGCTGACGCTGACCAAAAATGTCGTATTCATAAATGCCAATGCCAAGCGGGTGATTGCCCACTTTGACAATGTTAGATTTCAATCTTGCATCAGAAAAAGCGGAAATTGCCGCGCCGCCTAAACTGTACAGTCCTGCCGTGCTTGCGTTTTGGTTTGCCACTTGCTGGTTGTAAGCATTTTGAGCCGCTTGCCCTTGCGCTTGCGTAGCCCCAAAAATAGGCGCAGCAGCTATATTTGAGCCTGAGTAAGCTTGAAATTGCGGATTCTGAATCTGACTACCGGACATCAGCGCGGTAATCTCATTCAACGGCATTTGACGGCCTTGGATGGCTTGTGCCAGTGCTTGCTGCTGTGCAGTGTTGCCAAACTGTGCGCCCGTCAATGCTTGGTTATAGCCTTGCAAATTTGCGCCCATATCAACATTGATGCCTTGCAATGCCGCTTGTGTTCGGGCATCGTTCTCCTGCTGACCTAATAGTTGAATGGCGTTGTCGTAAGCCTCAGTTCCAGGCCGCAATCCTTGGTTTATAAGTTGGGTTTCGGTGCTAACGCGATTCTTTGCCAATGACGGCTCTAGGCGCGACATGATGGCTTCTTGCGCCGTTGTTCCGGCATTGACCGGCATCTTTGCAACATTGCTCAAATCCAACGAAGTCTGAACATCCGGCCCGCCAAAAGCAAACGGCTTGTCAAGAACATTGCTTGCAAGGTTTGCGCCTTTCCCGCTGAGTGATGCAAGCTGATATTGGGTGTTCTGCTGCTCTTCTAGCGTTTTTTGAGCCTGTGGGTTTAGGGTTTGTCTGATGGTTGCTTGGTCGCCGTCATAGGACACCAATTGCGTTCCATATGGAGTGTATGTATTGGGGTTGTTCAACCTAGCTTGAACACGCGCCGTTTCGACGTTTTCCACGCCTTGCTGCTTTGCAGCGCCTACATAATCAGGTGCTGCGGGTGCTGCTGGTGCACTTTTTCCCATATCGATTCTCCAAATATTTGCATCGTTCCTTTGGCATAGTGAGGATTACCATGTCCCCGTCTGCCATCGCATCCTTGATCCGCGCTTCCTCCTGGAAACCCATTTTTTCAACAAATTTGATGCTTGTGATGTTTGCGCTGCTGACCGGCACAATGATCTTGCCGACATTACAAACATTGAACGGGTAGTCAAAGATGGCTGCTAAGTAGGCCGGAGTCATTCTGCCGGTGACCGCAATGTGGCAAGTGATTGACTTGCCATGCCAGTTTTCGTAGATGACACCGGCGACAAACTCGCCGTCTTTCTTCAACCCGATAGACTTGCTGCGCTCTTGAAAGTAGCCACCATCGACCTTTTTTGCAGTCCAATGTCCTGCTGAATGGTCTGAAGTGATCTCAAAGAACACCACCAGCCTCAAACACCAAGTCGGTTGCGACCCATTGCAATTCTATACCTTGTGTGCCAGTGTTCAACGTGGGCGCAAAAGAATATCCGATGCCGGTTGTACCTTGCCAATCAGCAGTAGGGGCAAGACCGCCGCCCCAATAGGCAACATCCCACAGGGCACTATCCCAAACGCCATATTGCGGAGGAGAAAAATTTAGCTGGGCGCTTTGGTCGGAAAGGTCGTAATCGACGTTGACATTACCAAAAATTGATGGTGTGCCATTGCTCAACAAGTGATAACGAATCATCTTGCATTGCTTTTGGGTCGCCGACCCGTAGTTTTGAAAACTTTGCAAGGCAAAACCGTTGATGTTGGATGTGTCATCTACCGTGCCATTCCACGCCAGCGCAACATAACCATTGCCGCCAAAGTAAGGGTCATCTTGCCAAATTTCCCAACAAGTGGCGTTCCAGCCGGTAAAGTTACACCAACTTTTGGTAATGGTGTTCATCACATATTGTTGCTCTTGCCCCGTTGCAATCGGTACATTCATGATCAGTTGGTTTTCCTTGGGGTAGTAGAGCAAACTCCACCCAAAGTTTTGCCCATATAAGCTGACCGCTTGGCTGACCGCATATTGGATTTTGTTGGTAATCGACACCCGAGGGTCAAGGCGGGACGATTGCAAAGCGCCGGACATGGGAACCACGCCATCTTGCGTAATGATCAACAAATCGCCGCCATACTTGATCCAGCAGCGCCGCCCAATAGGTGCGCCAACCTTCCACAAACCGGTCATTGAAATGCCGGTTGGGGTTGTTGGGTCGGTTAGTCGCCAAACCATTACCTCGCCATTGCTAGTGATAAAAACAAGGTAATCGTCCATGCCGTAACCAGCATCCAACGTCCACGTCATAGCCGCCATGATGTAGCCGCCAAACTGGAAAAGGCTGGTCATGTCTAACGCAACCGCCGCGCCGCCAATGCTGTTAACAGGCAGATACCATGATTTTAGCGACCCGTTTTCCACCAACCAAACGCGATTCTTAAACAGCGTGATGTTGGAGCAATTCGCGGTATTCACGCCGGTGATGTTGTAGGGCGATCCATCGCCATCAGTGTGCCAAGCAGAACCGTCATAAGTTCGCAGCTTGTCCACACCATTGACCGCCATCAAATAAGATGCGGCAGGGGTTGTAATGTTGACGTATTGAAACTTGGCATTGGATAGGCCGGTGACATCCGCAGCGCCTACCGTCCCGCCTGCCGTGACATCGTAGATTGAATCTATTGCCGCAGCAAAAAGTTGATTAGATGTGCCGGAACTGTAGGCAAGAATGGTCTGAACCGTGCCGGTGATGCCGGTGGCAAATTTGGTATAGCCGTTACGCAAAATGACCGAGTTTGTTCCAGGCCAAAAATTTGTCAGCGTGACCGCATCTAGCGGATCCATTGCGCCCAATGCATCGCGGGCATTCCAGCCGCCAATAGGCGCGGCTACAGATACCGTTTGGCTACGTTGGGTTGGTGGCGCTCTGCCAAATGATGCAAGCATTAGTCTTTGTTTCTTCGTGATATGGCTTTAGATTTAGCCCTAGCATCTTCTTTTGAACTGGCTCCCCATGCTTTCAAGGACAACGCCAATCGGGTCGGCTCACCGTTCTTTTCCATTGGGCCAGGCATATTGCCCATCCGCGCAAGAAATGATGCCCTGCGCGGGTTGTCGCCTGACTTCACAGGCGGCTTTAAGTCCATGCCTTCAGCCTTTGCCGAGGCTCGGCCCTTGGCGTTCAAGCCGCCTTCGGGATTCTTGCCTTCCTTGCGTTGCCAAGCCGCTGTCATTTCTTTTTCTCAGGCTTTGCGGTTTTTGCAGATTCCTTGAACGCCTTGGCGGTAGGTGCGCCCTCTGTGCCAGGCTTACGCATCTTCTCGCCTGATCCAGCGGCTATCCTAGCCCTCTTTGCTTGGATGTTGGCATAAAGCCCATCTAGTTTCATACGATCTCCTATTGTGCGGGCCAGTTGCCGTCTTGAACACTCCAAGGGCCGACCAGCGGATTCATGCCAATCGGGGCAAGAGACTGCGCCGGTACAGGCACATCCTGCGCTTTGGTGTAACTCAGCGCACGGGTGAATTCGCCCAATTCAATGGCGTAATCCAGTTTCTTGGCTTTGAGAAAATAAAACTTCAGACCCGCCAGCATCAAGTCATCAGGGAAAACCGCCGTGTCAGTATCGGCGCTATATGCGCCCTTGTCGCCTTGGGTTGCGCCGCTAGACATCACCCAATAATTGCTGACGTACTCAAACGCAAAAGTGTAGATGCTTGTCAGGGCTTGGAAAATCCGCAGGCGGTTGTTGTAGATGCGATAGCGTTCCCGTGGGCCAACAGAGATGATGCCGCCTTGCAGCCATTGCCACTCTTGGGAAGTTTTCGTTCCAAGGTTGCGCCAATGGTTTGTGCGATCCCAATTTGTGTCCGAGATCATGCGGTCAAAGTCGGTCGGCATTGCATAGTCTTGCTTGGCAAACGTCATGGAAACCGCTGCCGTAGAAGTTGCCACCGGCGTGTTCAACGTGACTTGAGTTCCCGAGTCAATGGTCAGAATTTCAGCGTATGGAGCCTGCCCCGTGCCGGTGACCACATTGCCAACTTCCAAGCCTACGGTTGTTCCCATGCTGGTGATGACCTTTGAGCCTGCCGTAATCGTGCCGGTGGTGCTGATTCCGGCGGTTGTTTGCAGGACATAAGCCTTGACCAGCCGCTGCCATTCGTACTCGCGCACCAAGTCTTTGCCCAACCGCTGCGCCAAGGCCAACAGTTGGACGGTTTGGTTGTTGGTGGAGCCAATTACTGCCGCTGGTTGGGACAAGCCCAGTTCGCCCGAAACTTGGTCAACCAGTTGCAGTAATGTGTAAGCCATTTATTCCACCAGTTCTTTGCGAGGTCTGCCAGCCTTCTTGGATGTCAATTCCTCAATCATGGCACGAAGTGCAGCCATTTCAACTTCTTGGGCCTTCAATTTTTCATCAGTCTCAGCGCGGATTTTATCCATCAATTGGCTATCCTGCGCCGCACCAATGAATGCTTGAGCCTTGCCTCGGAGTTCGTTGAACCCCATGATTTTGTTGCCTGCCGAGTCCGGCAGCTTGGCAAATTGGTCAATTGTGAAGATGTTAAGCGCCCGAAATTCAGCCTTTTGCGTGTCGCTGATTGCTGCCCATGCTTCAATGGGAGTGCCATCGGATTTCTGTTCTTTCTTCTGCTCAAACCGCGCCCACTCAATTGGGAATTCTTCCTTGTCGGTTTCGCGCATTGGGCGGTCAACCACCAATGTGGAATCGCCTGGAACCAGTTTTTTCAAGTAGATGCGTTCTTCAAAAATCGGACGCTTTTCCAAGTCCGATTTGTAATTGTTCTTAATTTGCACAGCATGGAAAAACACCGCCATCTTGCCTCGGTTGTCCTCCATGAAACTTTCATTTGTCCATCCAGCCGTTTCGTTCTTCATGCCATTTCCTTTAGTTGAAGTGCCGTTTCTTGCATAAGCCCGTCACCGAAAAATGCGATCTCCGCATCCTGAGTTGTGATGAATTGCTCCATCTCAATTGCTGCCTGTAGCATCTGCCTAGTGGTCTGAAATACTCGGTTTCCAGCTTTCACCATAATTTTAGCTTGTTCCTTGCCCAAATGCGCCGCAGCGTGCCGGTCGGTCGTAAATGAGCAATCCATGCCGTGAATGTTGAACCGCCGGTAACCAAGCGCCGCCATGACGTTCATTGCCCGCTGCCCGACAGAACTACCGCCGCCAATCATGCTGTTTGCGCCCTCGGGATGGTTTTGCATCACCCAGGCCACGGTTTCTAGGTCATCGCCGTTGATCAAATGCCACAGCCGCACCTTGCGGCCCTTCAGCACTTCCCAATATTTTGGGTGGCAAACGGTCGCCAT